TTTAGCTTGTTCGTATAAAGGTTTGTATAGATCATCTGTTTTTTCAGAAAAAGCACTTCCGTAAATAGTGGTAGAAGAATATACATCTAACTCAATTAAAGGATTTTGAATAAGTTGCATGGCACCTAATAACACACTTAATCCTCTCCATGGAGTAGAGGTATAAATAAGTTTTAATTTTTGTCCTTCTTGATAAACCCCTCTTCCTGGAAATCGTTCTATGGCATTTTTAATCACCACACATTTATGAGGAGGAAGAGCAAACATCATACGAAACTTTTCTGCGCACCAATGACTGTTAAATACATACCATTCATATTTAGAATGATTAGATTTATCTTTAAACCAAGGTACTAAATTAGGTTGATCGTAAGAATTTTGTTGCCAAAGGATATTAATTTTGTCTTTAGACAAAGGTATTTTTTCTGGAACAGAGGTAGTGATTTGAAACTGATTTAATAAATCATTATCTACATGTTTATATAACTGAGCATATTGAAGCTCAGTGCCACCTATTGGTTGCATAAATTATTTATTAGCTACTGGTTTAGTAGTTACCGAAGCAACAGTTATTTGTAAATCTTGTTGAAAATCAGCTGCAGTAGTATCAGTTGCAGGATTAGCTACATCCGCTTCAAACTCTGCTTTGTCAGCATAAACTTTTCCAGTTCTTTTATTCTTTACAATTTCTTTTGCTTCTGCTGGTATTTTAATTATTTCCATTATTTCTCCTGATCAAACCCAAAAGGACATTTTCCTTTAGGTTGTTCTTCTATAGTTGTTTTTTTATTTCCTAATTTATAACCTAATACAAATCCTATAGTTATAAACAAGGCTATTAGTAATGTATGCCAAATGTAAAACATTTTAATGAATATATAGGAAAATTTTAAATTTGTCATCAAAAAGAAGTGCTATTCCTTAAAATGATTGTTAGATATATACATTAAAGGATATTGCGTATTTTGGTATATCATCTAAATTTCTTTCTGTATAATGTTGCAATATTGATGAAAATACAGCAAATTTTCCTTTTTCTGGAGTTACTTTTAAATTTATCTCATCAAAAATTAATTCTTGTTTTGATTTGTTTAAATATATAATTCCAGAAAGCGTACTAGGTAAGTGGTCGTGCTTAGTCGTAAAATTGCCTTTTACTTCTTTTATTCCCCAACAATGTTTTAAACTCCATTCATTTTTAAGCGATGTATTTAGACAAGAATTATATTCTAAGTTATTTATTAGATTAATAAAAACTTCTCTAAATTTTCCGTCATTTAAAAAATAATCCCATGAAGTCATAAATCCTTTAACATTCGTTAAATAATTATTTGTTGAATTAACTATTCCTTTTTCAATTTGTTGAATAAAATAATCTGCATCAATGTCTATGACGCCTTCTAAATAAACAACTTCTTTTTTAATTGTTGTTTGTATTTCTTTAGTAAAAAAGTTTGACATGTAATTGTCTATATTGGATATCCTTGTCCTCGTCCACCTTTTTTTCTACCTTTATGTTGTTTAGAATGCCTACCTGGACGTTTTCTTCTCCTAGATTTAATAAAGTTATTAACACCAAAGCCAGTTGCTTTTTTAGCCATTTTGATCTTCTCTAGATATTTCTAATATAGAACATACTGCACTTATAGCAGTTGTGTCATTAGTTTCAAGTAACAGCGAATCATTTTCCTGTAATATAATAGTTCCTTTTGCTAAATTACAAATAGTTGGCCCTGAAATAGAAGCGTAAGCTATTTGATAAATAGTAGAAGTAGAGGCATCGTCAATACTTGCTTTACATATCTTACTACCACTTTCATTAGTGACTTGTATATTTTGAATGATCGCTCTTGCATTAGCAGGTGCTGTGTAAACAACTACAGCTGCCGTAGTATTAGGATCATAGAATGCGTTTTTATAAAAGTTTGCCATTATGTTAAATCATACCATTTTAATAAAGCAGAAACATCACCATTTGCACTTCCTGTTCTTACACCTAAAGTTAAAGTATCAGATGTTCCACTTATTGTTTGTCCTAATTGATTTGCAAAAACAAATCCCTCCCCAATAGAAAAAGGAGATGTTTTACCGCCCATATAACCACCTGCAATTCTTGTTCCCGTTGCAGTTAGATCAACCGTAGTTAAATCATATTCTACGTTATCAGAAAAACTTGTATAAGAAAATGCTGAAGATGGGGTTGCGTTTACAAATAAACCAAATTCAAAATCATTGTTTGAGATATTAAGTACATCTAATCCAGAAGGAACAATAACAGCATAAGGTCTTCCTGATTTAATTCTAATGGTCGCAAGATTATAATAAGTATTTGTTGTAGTTAAATTCACACCAGCATTAATTTGAGAAGTCCCAATCATTTGCCTTATACCTTCTGGAGCATAACCACCTTCAGACATAGTTGTAGAACAAACTTGTTGTAAGGTATAGGTACCTGCAGCTAAGGTTGCAGCTGTTTCAATTTCATATCTTATTGGTAAGTTTGCTGTTTGCATATAAACAGTAGATAAACTGTTTGCATTATAAAATGTATGTGCAGTTATGAATTTACCATCTATTACAAAACCAACTCTAACACTTCCCATACCTAACCATTCAAAGTCCATAAACATAATTGTAGCTAATGTTGGATTTAATGTATAACCTGATGCACCTGTGCCATTTAACTTATCTCCATTCCAAGCAGATTGTGATATTTCAGTATCAGCTGGTGAACCTGTTACATAAGTACGTCTAACTATTTTTAATGTAGTACCATCTGCATAAAAGAATATCCCATTGTTAGCATCAAACATACCAATCTTTTGTTTAAGATTAGCTGTTAAAGTATTCATTACAAATGTATTTAAATTCAATAATGACTTACCTGGTTGATAAGACATAACTCTTTTTGATTGCCTTATAACTTTATCGCCTGATACTTCTGTTACATTTAAATTAACCGTAGATTTATTTGCTGTATAAGTGACTCCACCAGATCCTGTTAATGCTTCATCAAAGAGATTATTCTTTGACATTACGTTTTTAGAATCAAATATGGTTAATGGATTTGATACTCTTAATCTTCCAAATGCATCATAAGCAGTAGATCCATCTCCACCGCCAATCACTACTGGTTCTACATTGACATTATTACAAGACATTAGCATTTACTCCCAGCTAAAAACCAATTCATTCTTTCCACTTCTTGTTTTAAATCTTCTTGAAAAGAAGTATTTAATTGATTTTTTATTGTTTCTAATGCCTGTAACTTTTGTTGTTCATTGTTATAATTATGATCAACACTTGGCTCTGGTATAAATGCAGTTATTTTTGCCATTATCTTCTTCCGTCTGGTTGTACATCCGCTCTAAAAGTTCCGTATCTCCAACTTTGACCTGTAGACGTATTAGATATTTTTAAACTAGCGGCTCTGCCTCTTGCTCTCGTATCTACTTTTTGAGTAGATGAAGTTATAGAAAATGGACCTAACGAAGAAGATACTGCGGTATCTGTAGGATAATCTTTTAATAAAATAGTAATCGTTGCAGTTCCATCTAATCTTTGGAAGTCTGGAATAAATCTTCTTATCTTAGTAAATGTTTCTCCATCTCCATCTTGATGTAATTGGAAATCTCCTGACTCAATGTAAGACTGTATGGCTGTAGTGGTTCCGTCTGCTAATTGATCTACTCCTACTTCGTGTGCCCATAACGTAGAGGCACCATTAATATTAGTAACTCCTTGTATGGTAGGGAAACTTGGAGTGCCGCTAGCATTAAAAGAAGTCGCATACGGATTATCGTATAAATGAGCATCGTAATAAGTAGTTCTTGTTAATGAACTGGTATACCAAACTTTATCAGAATAATTATAAGTCACACATCTATTGATAGTGCTAGATGAACTAGAAGGATAAAACCAATTAATTTCACTAAATAATGAATTATGACCTGCGTATACTAGTCTACCAGCATTATAATTAATTCCTAAATCAGTAGGATTGTTAGTAGTAAATACAAAGTCCTCTACCATGCATGGAATTTTTTGAACAGTTCCATTGTATGCATTAAATCCTCCATTATCATCCATCCAATAAACAACACCGTCTACATATTGAAGAGCATGAGGACCAACTAAACCACAATTAGATCCTACTTTTCTAATACTAAAGGTATAAGGTGCTCCTATGAATTGCATAGCATAAGCAGCTGTATCTGTTAACACTAAGATATAATCTTTTGCTTTTACTGCTCCTACGATTTCTGTGCCATCATCAATTCTAAATGTACCTGCTGTATTAACAGAGGTTGGTTGATATTCATTATAGTTTTCTTGATCTGAAAATCTAATAAACATTGGATCAAAAGTATTAACAGATCCAATAGTTGTTTCTGTACCTAAATGAATAAAATGTCTATCTTGATC